TTGGGACCTGTAATAATATTCTATGAATTTATTAAACAGGGGATATTCAGACCCGATAAAGTCGGGAGTCTGACTGGCGATAGACTGAGAAACCTTATTAATATTCATCTCTTAATTTAGAAGCAACTAGTGTTACTGATATTTCCGTTGGTATCGATGTCAGGAATATCAATCGTGGTAGGGGTTTGATTGAATTCCGTTGGCGTCAAACTATTTAGAGGGATTGTAGGAACTGGTCTTGTTCCAATCGGCACAACTGTAATTGTTGGAGTAATAATATTAATGATCGTTCCTGGAGTAGAACCAGGAATAGTTGCAGTGTTTGCAGGAACAAATACAACAGGGATTTGGATGTCAGTAGGTATTTGTGTTATATCCGTAACTCCACCTAATCCAGTAGAAACATCGGTGATTGTAATAGCACTATCGGGAGGGACATTAGTGCCCGAACCAATTACATTAACAGGACCAAAACAGACTTGACCCGTATCATAGTTAACTGTACCAGCAGTATCGTTTGTATAGATCTTTCTAGTACCAGTATTGTAGAAGGATCTCAGATTACCAAAACCATCATCTTCAAATTGTTGATCAACACCAGGTCTATCAGCAGTTCTAAAGGTTCCTGATACTACTACAGGTTCCTTCTTACATTGATTATCACCACCTGTAGAAGTATCAAGACTAGGACCACTATTATAGAGTGGAGATCCTGTAGAAATACAATAAGTATTAGATTCGTCTGTTAAAGATGGTTCGATATACCTTAGAATAGTTGTTTGAAGTGAAACGTCGGTAATACACTTATTGGCAAGTGTAATTGCTTTTTCAAGTGATTGTGCTCTAAAGGTAGAATTGAAGTTATTAATCTCGGTCTGAGTTGCCCAATTAATTACGGCATCACTAACATCAGATTTGATTTCTGAAGGATTTGATCCACAACCTGTATCATACAATGCAAAGATTTTTGGAACGATGTAAATGTCTTCAGGATCAATAATAATTGGATCTATAGATGCCATTGCATATGGTCTTAGAAGACCTGAAATTTCTTTCTTTGTTGCATCATTCAATAATGAACCTGTTTTTGTTTTTATAACAATATACACCTTTCCATATACTGGAGGATTGAGTGAATCTCCGCCATATGCAACAACAGAGTCTGCATTTGCATAAAGATTTTTTGCTAAGATAGCATAATCCTGAGCAGTCACTGCTCTATATTGAGTTGAATAGTACCTAGGAGCATTATACTTAATAGATTCAATTGTTTCTGCAGAGTCACCTTCTAAAGATTTTGCTCTAGTAACAACATTAATCATTGCGCTGGCAAAATTCTGACCATTACTGTCTATAAGTTTTCCAATAAAACCAAACTTACCACATTCATTTGCTTCTTTTCCAGCAGTAACAAGATATTCAAGTTCGATAACCTCACCGTCTTTTACTGCTCTACCAACACTATCATCACCAAATCTAATCTCATATCTCATATCTTCTGATTCAGATAAGAAATATGCTCGAGTTGTGGGGGTTACAGTAGAAACAGTTGTTGCACGAGTGTAAATATCAAATTGAGTAGATGATTCGTTTGGTTTTACCTGAACTGCTAAAGTACTAGTATCAACATCCTCAGAAGGGACCTTATATATTTGTTTTGCAAACGTGTTAACAATATAAGAAAATTTAACTATAGTTCCCTCATAGATCGGAATATTACAAAAATCTGCTTCTCCTGAAATAGGATCTACGTTAACTGTAACTGCAGTTAATGTATTCCAAATATAATTACATCCTGTAGCTACAGGACCCTTCCTTAAAGTTACTGACTGTGGATATGAACCTTCTAACTGTGTAGTTTTTACTTTAAAACTAACAATTGCTTTTGATGCCCTAATAGATCTAGGGACATAATTCAATAACTTAGCAATATTGACAACATTGTCTCTTACTGTTGCTGAAGATAGGAAAGATTCATTTAATGCCATATTAGCATTAAATGAAGTGTAGTATGTATTATACGCTAATAGATCAATAAGATACGACAATGATGAACCATCAAAGTCGTAGTCAGTAAATTCGTCACGAGTCCTTAAATATGACTTAATCGAGGATCTAATGTCATCGAAATCTAATGCTGTTAAATTGTTTGGTTGCATTATTCGGGTCTCTGTAAAACAAATTCTATCGTTTCAACAATAGGCAAACCAACGATTTGATATTCAATTGTTACATTTAATCTATTACTATCAAAAACTGGATCAACAATCACTTCTGTGAGTGCTACTCTAGGTTCATATTGGTTTATAGTAGTACGAATTTCATCCTCAATTGCATCAGCAGTAAAAGCATCTAAAGGTTCGAACAAAAGACGATTTACTGCTGATCCCACTAAGGGTTGAAATGGTTTTTCTCCAGGACTAGTTAAAATTAAATTTTTAACTGCCTGTTTGATTGAGTTATCATTATTTACCACAGAGAGATCATCAGTAAAAGGATTTTTAGAAAAGTTGACTGCAACATCTTTAAAACTTCTAGATTTTTTAAAGGTGTTTCCACCTATTGACTTTAACGCCATCTCTCTGACAGTACTTCATACTAATATATTTATCGCCCTTGTCCACGATAACGCTTTTTAGCGTTATTTCTACTTGTAGAGGCATACTTAGTATGCTGCCCAGTACCCTGACGAGTTTTTTTGGGTTGACTCTCGATCATGTTATCGCCAGTGAGCGATCTTCTAACTTTTGCCATTAATTAAATTCCTCCAGTTGCCATTCCAATGAATACGTTGATACTTGCCCCAGTTACTACTGAACAACAAGGGAAAGCTGGACTGAAATCCCCTAGAGGATCGCCAAACACAGATGCTCGTTTCATATTAATGAATACAGACTTTTGAGTTGCAAAGTGCTTTCTAGAGTGTCCTACAGCAGGTTCACGTCCAGCTACCACGCCTATTGTACACCAAAAAGCAGGATTTGTCACGCAACCTGGGGGACATCCTTTTGGGATACCTGTATAGCACGCTTGATGCGTAGTTGGAGTCGGATGTGGTGTTAATATATCCTGATCTACGATAGGTATAATTTTATTGATAAACACATTTCTTGCTGCTCCTAAGGGAGTTGCTGGTGCTTGCAGTAAAGGTGGCCACAGTGTAGTTGCGTTCATAAGCATCACTGTCTTAGGAACGATTTTTGGGTCTAGAGGTGGCATCGTACAACCAGGTAATACAGATCCACCTAGTCCTGCATGGTGTGTAGACCCACTTCCCGTTCCATGACCACTACAAGGTCCCTGATAAAGTCCTGCTGCTCCTGCTGCCATAATTAATCTGCAAATGGATTCCCGTATTCTTTAGCAGCTCTGACGACTGTTTGAGCTGCTCTAGTCAAATCGTGCCACATTGTGATCTTTCCTTCTGCAGTCCACTCCTGGCATCCTGGTCCCATAAGAGGTGACATTGTATAAGTTCTGGTTACAGTAGTACTTTCGGTAGAACCAGTAGCTTCATCTGAAGTCGAAGTAGTTGTACTACTATTTGGAGTAAGAAATGGTGGAGGACATGCAAAATGAGCGCAACCAATATCCTGTGGTGTACAACTTAATTTTACAGAAATTTCTGTTACATCAGTTGGATCTGGACGAAATTGTCTAACGATATATTTAGTAAACTTTGAAGCAACTGGTAAATTAGTAAAACTTCCTGCACAACTCTCTACTTTAGTTTCGTTATCTACACGATAATCGGGATATACTTCTTGCGTAACATCATCGATATTATCACTCACAGTTTTTTGAGTTCTAGGTAAATCATCTCTAATAACACCTTTGATATCAAAGGGCAATGGTGGAAGCGCAGGATCTATAATATATCCCCCATCCAATTCAACATTGTCAAGATAACCTACGTCATAGTTAGGTGTTATAAGTTGCTTCAAAGGATCTGTAACATCTGATGTATATTTTTGCTGTGATTTTTGACGTATACTTTCTCTATCAGGATCCATTTTTATATCAATGACTGGTTCTGCACTAATAATTTCACGTTCTGATGGTACTGCATCAAAAGATAAATTAAGACCTTTGAATAAGTCTTCAGTTACGGCTGTATACCCTTCATCTGAAGAATTTTGTCTACTTTCAGGCATTTTAGAAAAAATGTCTCTAGTCTCTTCGTCGTAATCGTCGCGATAGGAATCATTACCAATTGTCTCTCTTTTGAATTCTGCAAAATTGTTAATAATAATCTCAGGTCTACTAAGATTAGTATATCCTCTACCAGGATTGGTAATTGTAATGTTTGTTACCTTACCGCCAGCAATAGTTGTTGAAATTTTAGCAGGTTGATTATCTCCACCATCAGTTTGATCAATTGGTTGGGCATCTACCTTCCCATCATCTTTAGTTAAAATTTTAAACTTTAATTTTTCTGTTGTTAAGATTAACTTAAAATCTGGATTACCATCATCCTCACCTTTCTTTGAAAATGCCGTATTATTATCAGTAGGAGCACCAATTCCTATATCAGGCAATTCCTTCATTAAATTTAAGTTTTCGCCACCAGATGTAACCTCTGAAATTGCAATTTTTGCCCCACCACCAGAAATTGTAACAATATCTCCGTTTTGATACCCAGATCCTGGAGTATTAATACGAACAGCATCAACTATATCAGCAATTTCTGAGGCATTTTCATCAAACACCACTGATGTATCAATATCAACGGTAAGACCACTACCATTTCCGCCACTAGTAGCAACATTA